GGAGCCATACTCTTCCATTTTTCAATGCAAGAGTCGGGTCCTTTGGCAACGACATCATCTCCATTAATGAGATAAGAATGTTTATCAAATCCACAGTATTCCATTAGACAATCATTGTGAAAACACAAAAAAGGAAAACTTACTAAGCTTCCCATAAGCTGACCTGAGGTTTGAGAAAATTCTCCTAACTCGGGATAGACAATCTGATGTGGTGACAGTTCCCATTCTAGGTATCGTCGAGTCGGTTCATGTTGAATCGACTTGAGAATACCTCTCTTGAGAGCTTGAGTCACAGACATCGGAAAATTGTCTGTTGCAGCTGTGTAATCACCTGATAACCATTTATTATTTGGATCAGAGTACTGATCGATAGATTGAATTACTTTCTCAATACGATAAATCCAAGGTAGAGTTTCTTCATCAAAACTCTCCAAGATTTTTACCCCATCTGTAAGACAGAATTGGGGATCCTCACTCAAACATTGCCAGAGTGCCTTTTGAAAAGGCTGGAGAGCCTTTGTTTCGGCCTCAGCAGCTGTAATCATCCGAACTTTCAAAGGTTCAGATAAAGCAATTGCTTTAACTCTAGGGGGATGTGCTGGTGGACAATCCGGAAATTGAAGTTCTAATGAATAATCAAAATCACAAGTTTGAAGTTCAGTATCTGTCACAGATACGTCATATTCAAACAAGCGATTAGATCGTTCAGAACGAATTCTTTTTCTCGAGATTATCTGCGACCAGACACCCCTAATGTTACGTTGATGGAAATCATATCGTTGAGAAATCTCCTTTACTACATAATTTCCCACTTGTTCATGGTTTGTTGCAAACGGCTTTGCCTTTTCCAAGAAACTATTGCGTCGAAAGACTTGATCATGAGGTTGAAGTGATAGTCCATAGGATTTGAAGCTTTCATACTTCTCTTTCCATTTAGACTTCATGGACCGTAAGGTCCCCAACATCTCTTGATCATATTGGCGAATTGCTTCACCTTTCTGCAAATAGAGTGGGAGGGTTATTCGTCTCCAAACTGCCATTGGTTCTTCGACAGAAGAACATTGGTTAGTGTAGAGATCTGACCCAAATTGACAATTACTTGTCAAAATAATAATAGGAGATTGAAATCTTGTTCCCTTTTCATTGAGGGACGCCATTGGAACAATATATTCATTGACGGATACAAGATTTTCGAATTCAACTAGATCAGTACGATCAGAGTGGTTTTGTCCAAAATCGTCAAGCACAACAATGGGCTGGCCATGATAGCCATCCCAATGCTTTGTACTACAAGAACGAGCATAAGAAAGTTCTCTTCCAGACAAGTCTGAAAAGAGAACATTACCCAAAAATCGTATCAATGATTGTGTTAGTGTTGTTTTACCTGATCCGGGAGGCCCAAAAAGGCCAATCACATAAGGTTCAACACGACATGTATCATCGATGGATGTAAGAGGGTTACCTCGTATAAAACAGAGGTTCTTTTCTCGCTCAAGTTGTTTTAAATTCCCCCCATCAGGGCGACCTTGTTCAAAACAAGCTCTAAAATTTGGGAGAGAGGTTTTAAAAGGATTGTAATATTTCAACATCCTTTTACCTATTTTCTCTCCATATTTTTCGAGTTTGTCAAGATAATCTTGAGGAACATTTACACATTCCTCAACAGGTCGACAAAGGGAATCACGATGCTTGACATAAGCTTCCTTAATCATATCTTTTCCTACTGGAGCACAAAGTGCTTTAGATTGGAGAAGATTGAAATAAAATTGTGCACAACGATCTTTGTGAGATCGAAACAAATTATCCAGTTTCAACTGGACCTCAATTGGAAAAATTGGAATAGTACTCCCCTCCGGGAGTTCCTGTCCTAATTTCCAAGAAAAGAGATGACTTAGAGAAGTCTTAATAAGTTTAACGTAGTCTTTATCTGCCAAATTGGAAGGAAAGACTCGTAAATAGTGCAACAATAAATGGAAGCGACGATGCTTTGTAGTCTGACGTCCACAAACAAAAGTATATTTTCCACTCTCTTTGATGAGTGATCTCTTACGGGCCGGAATCTTCCGGTAATCGTAAGTGGTACTCTTTCTTAAAGAGGGAAATTTAACTGATGTTTGTGACATTGTCATACTTAAATCAATAGCATCAGACAAACCTAAACAGTGAATAAATTTCTCAGATTCATTTATGAAGTGAAAGCGTAACCCACAGATCTCTGTGCCGACGACTCGATCCAAAGGAACTTCTAAGTTCTTGCATTTCTGCAAAAACTGAAGAACCCTAGATTGAGTAATAGTACTGATATCACGTGAGTCAGACAAAAGTTTCTTACGATCCTTTTGGCTGAGTTTTTCACCAAATGAATATCCTTCCAAATATTTATGGATGGAATTCGAATCGAGAATCAAACAGAGGTGTTTGTAATAAAACAAACGGTAAGATAGCTTGATGTTCTCATCAAGTCTTCTCACAAAAAGTGTTTGCCTGGTTCCTTCGAGAAAACCCTGATTTTTAATATTATTCAGAGTTTCTTCAATGGAACGTAATTGACGGTAACCCTTCGGAAACAACATGTCTCCACTTGGGCCGAGTATTTTTTTTAAACTCGTAATCAATTATAATGGCGTGAACTGATTAATTTCACGCCTCGTGTATCCTAGGCGAACACACGAAATTTGTTTAGACAAACTAAACCATTAGCCTAAGCCAGTAAAAATAAATGAAACCACTTCTCTCGGGACAAGAGAGAAA